GATGTGGATACAAGCCAACGCATTCCGTACACCATAGTCAGGAAACTGACGAAAACGGTATTCTCCGAGTACAAAGCCACCAGCGATGATGAATTTGTAAAGAATATCCTGCAGGAGATCTCTGAGGTGAGTACACAGGCAATGCAGATGGCTCTGATTGGCGGTGAAGCATTGCTGAAGCCCATCCCTACAGCGGATAAAAAAGGTTTTATATTTGCAGTGGTACCCAGAAACAATGTGCTGGTATTCGCCAGAGACGCCAGAGGAGAGCTGACGGACATTGGAACGCTGGAAGTGACAGTATCCGGCAATAAATATTATACCCTGTTGGAACGGCGCACAGTCGATGGTAACGGATATCTCACTATCCGATATAAGCTTTTCGCAGCTTACTCTAAGGACACCCTGGGACAGCAGGTGCCCCTGAGCACACTTCCCCAATATGAGCAGCTGCAGCCGGAATTTACTTTTACAAAACCGGTAGGCTCCATTGGTATGGTGTGCATGAAGACATTTTATACGAATTGCGTGGACGGAAGTGCGGATGGCGTCAGTGTATATGCAGCGGCGGTTGGACTGATCCGCAACATCAACAGAAATGAAGCCCAGCTTAATGGAGAATTTGACCGCGGTGAGAGCCGTGTGATCGTCAGTGCGGATATGCTGTCAAGAGACGCCGATGGAAATAAGCGCCTGAAGGACAATATCTTCGTAGGTCTCGACGAAGACCCTGAGACTGCAGGGGTGACGATCTTTAGTCCGACATTACGGGAGGCTTCCTACCTCGCCCGGAAGCAGGAGTATTTGAGGGCAGTAGAAAGTGTCATCGGACTAAAAAGAGGTCTACTCTCCGAGGTGGAGGCGGCAGAACGCACAGCAACGGAAATTACCTCCAGTGCCGGCGAATACAACTTAACCATACTTGACCTACAGGGTATATACGAGAAGGCGGTGTTGGATACAGTGCAGCTTTGCGGTGTGCTGGGACAGATGTACCAGATTGCCGGCGCCCACGATGTGGCGGAGGATGCAGTTGTGATCGATTTTGGCAACGGCGTGCTCTACGACGAAGCAAAGACCTATGCAGAGCTAAAGGAGCAGGTATCTATGGGCTTGCTGCAGCCGGAACGTTTGGTAGGCTGGTACCACAATCTCCCGTGCGATACGCCTCAAGAAAGAGCTAAAATCCGAATGGATTATATGCCGAATGATCTGGAGGAAGGGGCTGATTAAGGGTGTTAACAGCCGCGCAAGTGGAGGCATTGAGGGATGCTGCCGGACAGCTGCTGGATCCAGTTACGGATTTTCTGATTGAGGATATTGCAAAAAGAGTAGCAGAGGCTGGACAGCTGACCGGTACGGCGGCATATCAAACTTGGCAAATTCAAAAACTCGGTGTTTCTCAAAAACAGCTGAAGAAAGAATTGCAGAAGAAGCTGAAGGTGTCCGAAAAGGAATTGGAGAAACTGCTGAAACAGGCAGCTAAAACAGGCTATAATTTCGATCTTTCCCGGCTCCCGACTACCAGGGGCATTCCCTTTGCGGCTAACTCCAGCCTCCAGCAGATTATAAATCTGGCAGTCCAGCAGGCGAATAAGGATCTCACAAATATCACAAGGACAATGGGCTTTATAGGCTCTGACGGCAAAGCTAGGACACTGACCAAAGCCTATAAAAAGGCTTGTGATGATGCGTTTATGCGCACGGTTACTGGTGGACAGGATTACAATTCCGCAATTCGGGATGCCTTAAAAGGACTTTACGATAAGGGTATTGTCAGTATCGATTATGGTTTTAAAAAGCACTTTACAGTAGAGGCTGCTGTCCGGCAGAATATTATGGGCGGGTTGGGACTGATGCAGGAGAAGATCTCCCAGCAGAACCACGATGATCTTGGTTGCGATGGCTGGGAAATTTCTGCACATAGTGCTTGTGCAGAAGATCATGCCCCGTTTCAAGGCCGTCAATATACAGACAAGGAATATAAGGCACTGAATAACAGCCTGGTGAGAAGAATAAGTCAACTCAACTGTGCGCATAGTGCCTTCCCGATTATTCTCGGTATCAGCGAGCCGCAATATACGCCGGAAGAGCTGGAGCAAATGCGAAAAGACAATGAAACCGGAGTTACATACGAAGGCAAGCATTATACTTTATACGAGGCTACCCAGAGGCAACGCCAACTGGAGCGTGCCATTCGCAGTCAAAAGCGGAAGATCCTTATCGACAAAACCGTAGGCGACGATGAACGGTTGCAGAATGACCAAATTAAGCTGGTGCGCCTCCGGGATGAATATGCCAGGTTCTCCAAGGCAGCAGGACTTCCAACCCAACATGCCCGGGCAGAAGCTGCCGGCTTTACCTGGAAAGAGGGCAAAGAGGCGGAAACGGCTTATAAACAAGCATCTGCAGTTAATGAAAATTTTGATAGATCATTCTATTTAGATGCACCGGTTGAGCTAAGTGAACTATCAAATTACATTGATGAGAAACTATACAACTACTCACAAAAGGAAAGTAAATGGAGTAAGGTTACTCACGTTGTAGCAGTTGAGCAGTTGCCTGGAACAAGCGGAAGAAAGGAATGGTCCTGTGATATAACTCTGCGACAAGATGCGGGAATAAAGACAGTTATTCATGAGCACCTTCACGCAAGATCTGTAAGCTACTATGATAGGGATACTTTTATAAGGCACAGAGGACTCGAAGAAGGCCCGGTTGAATTATTTGCACAGGAAATATGCAAGGTAAATCAAATTTCTTACCAGGTATCATATAAAGAGTATACACAAAGCTTAAAAATTATAAATTCCATTACCAAGTACGGAGAAGATTTTAAGTTTGCAAAAGATTTATTTGACATACCTTTGCCTGATAGGTATAATTGGCTTAGGATGCAAGTGGAATATGCCATCCAAAATAGGAGAATATCTGATAAAACTAAAGAAGCTCTATGGGCTGCATTAGGAAGACTTAAAGGAGGTGTGTAACCGGTGGAAAATCAATGTACATCACTAATTCACGATATACTCTATGGCAGTTTTTCGAAGGAAGAATGGTTGGGCATAAAAAAGCGTTTTGATGCTTTTATGGAAGCGGCGACAGACGAGGAAATCAGAGAGATAGAAGAAAGTGGCGCCGGCGACACAATCCAAATGATATGTGCTGGACTAATATGATAATCAATAGACCACCAACCGATTTCGGCTGGTGGTTTTTCTATGCAAAAATATTTTGAAATTTCCTCTTGACTTTTTGCGTTCCAATAAATATATTAGAATTAACGGAACTCAAAAAGTGAGGTGATGAGATGTCTCCGAGAACCGGACGACCTAAAGCAGAGAATCCGTTAAATGTGGATGTGAAAGTGCGACTTGACAGTGCTACCAATAAGAAATTGGAAGATTATTGCCGAAAGCATAATATCACACGCACAGATGCCATTAGACAAGGAATACATCTGCTGTTAGTGCAAGAAAAATAACCGCAACCTGCCGCCGTAGGAAGTGAACAGGTTACGGTTATCTCACCACACCCGAAGGAGTAGTAAATCTATTCTACCATTCCTCCGGGTGAAAATCAAGGAGGAAATATTTATGCAAGATTTGATTGATGTAATCGATATAAATGAACAAGTAGTTTATGAGCTCGACCTAACGATGACTGTTATGGGTGAGGTTATAGATTATTTTGAAGAAGGCGGCAGATGTTCAAGGGAAGATCTGAAATATCACGCTAACAAAATTTTTCATATGCTGCTAATTTCAAACAAATATATTTATGAGAACAAGGACAGGCTTGAAGAAGCTGTAAAGGCACTTTATCAGCTGAAGGGTGAAAAAAATGGGTAGGCTCATCGATCTCACCGGGCAGCGCTTTGGGCGACTCACAGTGATTCAAAGATCGAAAAATGATGCTAGTAATAAACCCCAATGGCATTGTTTATGTGATTGTGGAAAAACTGCTATAGTTCGTGGAGCTGATTTGAAAATGGGAAAAGTGTATAGTTGCGGGTGTTACCGCAATAATCGGTTAGCAACTCGTAATTATATTCACGGGAAAGCTGATTCACAACTTCATATAGTGTGGAAAGGTATGAAACAAAGATGTACCAATCCAAAACATAACGGTTTTACTCGGTACGGAGGTCGTGGAATAAAAGTTTGTGATGAGTGGCTGCATAACTTCCAAGCATTCTATGATTGGGCTACAGCTAACGGATACCGTGATGGTCTCAGCATAGATAGAATTGATAACAATAAGGGTTACAGTCCGGATAATTGCAGGTGGGTTACACGCGAAGAACAAAACAACAACACCAGTTCAAATCACCTAATTACACTTAACGGGCAAACCAAAACATTGGCACAATGGGGAAGGCAACTTGGAATTAAGCCAAGCACATATGGCAGTCGTATGCGGCGTGGCTGGCCCCCAGAAGAAGCCCTGGGCTTAGTACCTAGAAAGAAAAGTTAATATCGATAAACGGAACGCATCTTAGGATGCGTTCTTTTTATATAATTTTGACCGGGCCGAAGTCGCAAAACTACGGTACCACAGGTGAGGCGACCACCGATAACAAAGCGAAGTGGAGAAAGGAAACCCTATGAAACGCGAATT